CAGGCAATCCCATCAATGAACCGTATAGGGCATGATACTCTAAATCTTCAATAGATTTACTTACTACATCTGGTTTATTAGAAGCGAGAACTGTATACTGACCAGGATGCACAGAAAGACGAACAGAGTGTCGTTTTGCAGCCTCACCAGCTTGAGCCAATATAGTTTCAATCTCCTCCCAAATTTCTTTATACCAGTCTTGAGTAAATTCAAGAGTGTAGCAAGGAAACATCTCAGAAGAGATCCGAAAGCTTCTAAGATTAAAAGGTTGAGTTGGGAAATAAGTAGTAAGAGCGTCGAGAAGTTTTTTACAGTTCCCAATAGCTTTTGTTTGAACTTTTTCTTTTCCGCCCTCTTTAAGAGCATAGGTCTTGGTGGTAGTTCCAAAGTTATACCTTTTAGCAAGTGTCTTGTCATGCCACTGGCAGCATTGAGAAATGCGCCAATCAGTTTGTTTTTGATTGAAATATTCCATAGAATCTCCGTTGATTTTCTATAGTATATATAAAGTTGTAAGGACTCTGCAAAGATTTATTAGAGTCTTAATCTATTATAAGGTTTAATCACGCCATTAAAAAATTCCTTACTAGAAAGTTTAGATAGCTTAAGCAACTCATCGTAATCTTTAATGTGGTAAGAATTTTTAATGTGCTGGGCAGTAAAAACGATTGTTTTTAAAGTACTAATTTTAAGTAGAATCGCAGCTCTTACTCTAGTAGTTCCTAGTAAACATCTACCTGCTTCATCAACAATAATTGGTTTTTCAATGCCAATTTCTTTAACATTTTTATATATCTGCATTGTATAGTCATTATTGATTGAAGTTTTCAAAATATCTATTTTAATACTTGTAGTAGGTAAATATGATAAATAAACATACACAAGTTACTTACTTTTACCAAGGTTTTGAGTACCAAAAAAAGCAGCAACAATAGCTGCAACTGATACAAAATACACAGAGGCCATGTCTCCAAGAATCTTACTTGCTTGATCTAAACCAATAAGAACTGCTAGTACAACAGCAAATGGGTATAATAACATACCAAATAGAGCAAACCATGCCATTTTACGTTGTGCATCTCGCATCGCATCCGCATCTTCTAGAGCTTTACGTTTAAATTCTAAATCTAATTCTAACTCTTGTTTAGATAAATGTCCATCACCGTTAATATCTTTAGCGGCTACTTCTGGATCAACCGTTTTCGTTTCCATTAATCATCTCCCAAGGAATATAATTCATAATATCCTCTTGATAAAAATACGCACCTAATACAGCAGCTACAAGCACTAGTATCCAAAGTGGTTTTTTAGAGGTTTGCGTTGAAATAGACTGAGCTACTTCATCTGCAAATTGAGAAGCTTCACGTTCTGCATGCATGCGTTCCCAAAGCATTTTTTGATTTTCTATCCTACGTAGAGAAGCTCCTTTTACTTTAAGTAGAGTTTCAGCTTCTTCCCAAGTAAGAAGTATTTTAATATCTTCGTCCATTTTATCGTCCTTTAAAAGTCGATTTCTCGACCGTCTTTTTCCCAAGTGTTAAATCTAGTCCTGATAGTTGCCACTTGAGTTTCTGTTAATTGTTGTTTGTTCGAGTATTCGGATACGAGCTTCGATACTGTCGAGTCGTTTGGCGAGTTCGGGGAATTTAGCCATTCGCTTTCGTTCATCTGTGAGCATTTTGATTCCGTATCTTTTTGAAGCCCAAGTGTAGAGCGAATCCAATTTAGCATATGTCCATACTCCTAATTTTGTATCTCTAAACCACGATTCTGTAGCGGAACCTACAATAGAACCTGCTATAGATTTTAATAAGAAAAACCACATTAATCTTTTACCGCCATATGACAATTATGTGTTGGCGTTGTCATCATTTGTTTAGTCCAGTCAAGTTCTTGAATTAATCTGTTATACCAAGCTTGATCCATTGGGTCATGAGCTTTTGCCATATCTTCTTTTAATTGTCCAATTCTTACGTTAATATATTTTTCTACTCTACTCATCGCACCAACCCTTTTTAGCTCCACCATCATAAGGACGAGCTAAACCTTTATCAATTAAAATGTCAGAATAAAGAAGACCGTCTAGATACACATTTGAAAGTATACGTCCTCCATATTTATCCCATTTGAGATCTTTAAACTCAATAGTTTTCGCAGCGCGAAATAACTTGTTAGCGGTTTGTCTACCAATAAGAGCTAGTTCTTTTTCTTTTTCACACTTCCCTTTTATCTCAGGAGTATCAATACCAAGTACTCTAACACTCATTTTGCTTAGTTTTCCTGGAAGAACCGGCGCAGAAACGTAACAAGTGTCTCCATCGTAACAAACATTGCCTCTAAACTCTCTCATCTCTAAAAAATCTGCCGCATAGGCGATATTAATTACTGCGATAAAAGAGAGACTTGTTAAAAAAGCAATAAGTAGTTGAATTCCAAATTTATTTATTTTACTCATATTAATCTCCTTATTCATCGTGTATTCTATAATACCAATCTATCATGTAGCAAATAAAAAAGATTACAACTACAAGGAAAATACAGAATAAGATAGCAAGTACGTTATTCATACACGCGTGTCTTTGAAGGATCAGCTAATACCGGTTTACAGATGGCTTTATAATTTCTCTGCTTATTTAATCTACTAGCAAAATATATACACCTATCAATGTCGTAAAAATGCATTGCAGATCCTTTTTGTTCTGCGCCATTTATCATTAATACTAACATAAATACATGAATCATAAAACTACCACAAAGAGAAATACAAATAAACCAATTACTGCACCTACCACCGCTGCAACAATACCAGCCTGTTTTAAAGTCTCTTCAAATTCTTTTTCTTTTGCTCTTTTTTCGCGTCTAATTTGTGCGACACGTTCTCTTTCTTCTTGTATTCTTTTAGCTCTCGTATCAACTATAGTTTGCCAAGTATCTGGACCAAAACGCATATTAATCATGTTCTTCATTTCTTGCATTTTTTCTTGTGCTATTTTAGCATCAATTACTTCTTGAGCTACAGTTTTGATTCCTAGTTGATCTCCTACACCCATACCCGCTTTTTTACTGCGTTTATGTTCGATCTCTTCTTGACCACGAAATAAACCGTCTACAGCGCTAGCAATCTCGCCTATGTCTTTTGCTGTGTCTATGTTTGACTTAATAAATTCTACACTTGCTTTTACAAGTGCAATCCCAGCCATTGCTTCCGCTAACATGTCTTTCTCCCACGGTTTATTAACCGTAAAACGTAATTCCCTCAACTAAATTATATCTGATTAAGTAAAGTAGTCCAATAGAAAAACCACACCTCAAAATAGAAGTGTGGTTTTAAGCAGGTTTTAATATTTTTAAAGCCCGTTTGGTACGATTACATAATGAATAGATAAGACTACTCCAACAGAAGCAGCAAGTCCGACCATCATTTTAAGAAAGTCTTTTCCGATTAGTGGAAATACAACTTTGAACTTTTCCTTGCCTGTCATAGTTGCCATAGCAAGTTCACGTCCACATAATAATCCTACAAATACCCAGGTGGTTGACATGGGTATATCATTAAGCTCTTTAAAAAAGAATAAAATAACCCAATATACAGCATCAATAATTGTAGCGGAGCGAACATAACGAGTATTATGTTTCTCTAAAACAATATTTTGAATTTTACCTCCACCTTCTCTGAACATGAACCAAAGCCCACCTACAAAGATAACAGAAATTGCAAACATCATATCCGCAGGAATTTGTCTTGGTAAAAACACTGCAATATTTGCGATATCATGGGATAACCAAGTCCACCAAAGAAAACCTGTTGTTACCCATTGTCCGATTCTCCACCATTGTTTATGTTCTTCTTTAACTGGTTTAGATTCGTCTAAAATTTTAGTTACACCAATCCATATAGCATAGGCAGCAACAGCAGCTACAGCATATCCCATCATGGATTTCATTAACATTTTTTCTAGTACAAAAGTAGAAGCAAAGGCTGAAAGTACTAAAAAAGATGTGCTAACAGGCACACCGATCCGCGTTAGTAGAAGTAGAAGTCCAGGGGCTAACGCGTGATACCACTGAATTTCTTGAAAGGGTATTTTATTCAGTCTTCCATAGGAGATGTCTCCCCCATAAGTAAACCATCCGTACCATAATGCCCACAACAAAACAGACGAAGCAGCAAGCCACATCGTCCTCCAATGAAATCGTTCGTTGTTAGAAGCAATCCAAGTACCGAGAGTTTGTACTGAATCATTTGCTATAACTGAATACGCAGCAAATAAAAAACCAACACCCATCCAAAGAGTTAAAAGTTCCATTTTAATTTCTCCTTAGAAAAGTAATAAGAGGCTATAGCCTCTTATTATTAGTATAATATAAAATTGTTACAGTTTTGTGAAATTTTAAAAATTTAAATTGGCTGTGGAGGATGGGATCGAACCATCACGCCTTTCGGCACACGAGAAACAGTCGTGCGTGTCTACCAATTTCACCACCCCACAATAAATTATGCCGCAAGCTGAAGCTGGGTATCGAGAGCCGCAATCATGCGGGTCATACCAATACCACCGCCTACGCGAGGGAAGAAGTCAAACTTCAAAAATTCCTCAAGTTCTGCTTCTACACGTTCTTTGCCAAACAGTTCAAAGAGTAGATTTGCGTAGGCTCCCTCAGTGATAGTATGAAAAGTGTCACGCATCATCTCAACGTCACAAGAACGTTCAGCTGAACCAATAGTTTCCATGCCGCCAAGAATTACATCAATTTTTTTAGAGTGAATTCCATCTTCATAACGGCTCATGTTCCAGAACGGAGAAGTAAACTCAGGGAAGTCAGTAATCATAGCAGTACTAAAATCATTAAACATTGCGGTTTCATGCTCTGCCTCAAGTTCTCCATTAACCTTATAATGCTTTTGCCATGCTTCATAGGTCTTCTCTATCGGGCGATCAAAACCCAAATAATCTACAAGTTCATATTCCATCTTTTTAAGGTCTACAATGTCACCGGGCATTTCAAATTCAAACATTGGGAAGATAATATCATGCCTACCAGGAATAGCGTTAGGTTCTTGTCTGTATGAAGTTGAGATACAAAAAAAGCCCTTTTCATTGGGCTGAGAGAGTAATTCATGTTCTAACCACATCTGACCAGTTTGTGGAAGAGGCCAAACTTGACCAGCATAGTTATAAGTAGCAACGTTAAACGGATCTTCGCAAGCTGCAAGGATAGAAAGACGATTCTGTGTGTGAACTTCTTTAAAACCTTTATCTAAAAAAAATGACCTTAAAAGGCCAACAGTGTGAGTAAATTTTGTAGGAGAGATTAGTTGAGTCATTATTATACCTTTCTTGTATATAAAAAGACGCGCAGATTTAAAACCTGCGCTCAAATTAACCAATTATATAAGAAGTATAACCAGTGAGCAATATCAAATTATATTTTTATTAAGATATTGCTCTCATTCTTGTTACGAGTCGATCAGCACGCTTAGTAACTTGTCGGTACCAACGGGAATCTACCATTTCAGTAGCTGCAGTCATCCAGTCACGCGCATCTACCCCACGCTTCATTCCCTTAAATTTCGATAAGCGAGGGCGACCCATATTGAACATCATGTTAGCGATTATTCTTTTAGCTTCTTCTGGCAAATCGTCAAAGTCTGGGTATAGTTCGTAGCAGTCAGACACGACTGTTTTGATATCTTCGTTGAAGGCTTCAACACATCTATCATTACTGACGGCTGTGCCGACTTCCCATCCATGTTCAGGGTCAGACTCCCTAACGAGATGACCAATGCCAAAAGTAGGCAGACCGAGATGATCCAAATATATCTCTTCCACATTTCCTTCATCATACTCAATCTCTTCTCTTAATTTTTCAATATTCATAAAATTTTCCTTTTTAAATAAATTTCTGTACAAACCTAATTGATTGTAG